CCTCTGCTATTGGGGGCAGAACCAGACCACGAAGAAGTGGCAGGAGCTGGAGACCTACGGCGGCAAGCTCGTAGAGAACATCACCCAGGCTACCGCCCGGGACTGTCTGGCCGAGGCCGTGGAGCGCCTGGAGGCCGTCGGGTACCACGTGGTGTTCCACGTCCATGATGAAGTGGTGATTGACGCCGGGCCCGGAAAGGACCGCTTGGAGGATGTGGTAGGCATCATGCGCCAGGCGCCGGTGTGGGCCCCGGGGCTGCCGCTGAATGCGGACGGGTGGGTGAACCCGTTCTTTAAGAAGGACTAGAAAGGAGTCCGCCGGGCATGACGAACGACAGACAAATTACCATATCGGTGGGGACGAGCCGACGGGCGGCCCGGTGGCAGGCGCAGACCATGCGTATCTCTGAGTTGTACGCCCGGCTTGCCACGCCGGTCAGAAGCACCGAGACCATGGCGGCCTATTTCGCCCTGCCCAAGGGACAGCAGGATGAGCTGAAAGACGTGGGCGGCTATGTGGCGGGGGCCCTGAACGGTCCCCGCCGCAAGGTTGGCGCCGTCGCCGGCCGGGATGTGCTGACCCTGGACCTGGACAACATACCGGCCGGCGGCACCGATGACGTGCTGCGGCGGGTGGAGGGACTGGGGTGCGGCTACTGCGTGTACTCCACCCGCAAGCACCACCCGGCCGCGCCCCGGCTGCGGGTGCTGCTGCCCCTGGACCGGACCTGTACCGCCGACGAGTATGAGCCTTGCGCCCGGAAGCTGGCGGAGTGGATCGGCATGGAGCTGTGCGACCCCTCCACCTTCGAGGTGTCCCGGCTGATGTACTGGCCCTCCTGCTGCGCCGACGGCCAATATGTCTATCAGCCCGCCGACAAGCCTCTGCTGTCCGTGGACGGAGTGCTGGCCAAGTATCCAGATTGGAGGGATTATGCCTCCTGGCCGGCCGTGCCGGGGGCTGTGGGCCCCGCGCGGCTGGCGGCCAAGCAGGGAGACCCGGAGGCCAAAAAGGGTGTTGTCGGGGCGTTCTGCCGCATCTACGACATCGAACACGCCATGGCCGCCTTCCTGCCCGGGATATATGAACCGGTGGATACCATGCCCGGGCGCTTCACCTTTACTGGTGGGTCCACCACCGGTGGCGCGGTGCTGTACGACAACGGAAAGTTCCTCTACTCCCACCACGCTACGGACCCCTGCGGGGGCCGGCTGGTCAATGCCTTTGACCTGGTGCGTATCCACCGCTTCGGGGACCTGGACAACGAGGCCGCGCCGGGCACGCCTGTCAACCGCCTGCCCAGTTACGCCGCCATGTGCGAGACGGCCACCCAGGACAAAGAGGTATCCGGCCTGCTGCTGAAGGAGCGGTGGGAGGAGGCCACGGAGGGTTTCACCGCCGCCCAGGACGGGGAGCCCGGAGCCGATGGGGAGCCGGAGGACACCGCCTGGATGAATCTCCTGAAGGTCAGCGCAAAGACCGGCGTGCCCCAGTCCACCATCGACAACGTGTGGCTCATCCTGGAGCACGACCCCCGCCTGCGGGGGAAATTTGCCCTGAACGCCTTTGCCGGCCGCGGGGAAATTCTGGGGCCGCTGCCCTGGGCGGAACAGGCCGGACGGCGGCTGTGGAGCGACACGGACAGTGCGGGCCTCTACTGGTATCTGGAGAAGTATTATCAAATCACCGGCACCGCCAAGATTGACGGGGCGCTGTCCCTGCACAGCGAGAAGCACGCCTTCAACGAGATCACCGCCTATCTGGGCGGCCTGGAGTGGGACGGCGTGCCCCGGCTGGACGCCCTTCTCATCGACTATCTGGGGGCGGAGGATGCCCCATATACCCGGGCCGTGACCCGGAAAGCCTTCACCGCGGCCGTGGCCCGCGCCATGCGGCCGGGGACCAAGTTCGACAACATGACCATACTCTCGGGGCCCCAGGGCATCGGCAAGAGCACCCTGCTGGATAAGATGTCCCGGGGGTGGTTCAACGACAGCATCAGGACCTTCGAGGGCAAGGAGGCCAGTGAGCTGCTTCAGGGCGTGTGGCTGGTGGAGATCTCTGAGTTGGACGCCTTCCGGAGGACAGACGTCTCCCGCATCAAGCAGTTTTTGAGCCTGCGGGTGGACCGCTTCCGGGCCGCCTACGGCCGCCATGTGAAGGAGATGCCCCGGTGCTGCGTGTTCTTCGGCACCACCAATACGGAGGACTACTTGCAGGATAAGACCGGCAACCGCCGCTTCTGGCCGGTGGACGTGGGCCGCCGGCCGTCGGTGAAAAACGTGTGGCGGGATCTGGACCGGGAGCGGGACCAGCTCTGGGCCGAGGCCGTGGCCCGCTGGCGGCTGGGGGAGCCCCTTTATTTGGCCGGGGAGCTGGAGGAGGCCGCCAAGGTCCAGCAAGAGGACCACCGGGAGGTCAGCGCCCGGGAGGGGCTGATTCTGGACTTCCTGGAGCGGCCGGTGCCCCAGGACTGGTCCGCATGGCCCTTGGACCGCCGCCGGATGTTCTGGGCCGCCGGCGTGACCGGGGAGCTGGAGCTGACGCCGAGGGGGCGGGTATGCGCCCTGGAGATCTGGTGTGAGCTGTTCGAGGGGCAAAAGAAGGATATAAAGTACACTGACACCCAGGAGATCAACGCGGTCATCGCCGCGGCGCCCGGGTGGAAACGCACGGCGCAGCCGCTGAAATACGGCTATTGCGGAGCGCAGAGGGGCTTCGTGCGGGGGTAACATTGACGGTTACATTGGGTCGAAAGGTAACATTCGAGGGTTACAAGGTAACATTTGGTTACATTGGAATGTTACCGCTGAAACCCTTGCGGGAGTAGGAAGGTAACAAGGTTACATCTTTTTCTTCTATAGAGTTAAAAGTATATATTAGAGCCTCTAATTACCGCCTAATATACCACATATAAGGAATATATAGAAAACGATGTAACCAATGTAACCC